GATTAAGAATGCTGATGCTATTGAGAAAGTACGTATCAACGAATGGTGGTGCGTAGCAAAGAAGGGCGAATTCGTAGAAGGTGACATTTGCGTTTACTTTGAAATTGATTCGCTACTACCGTTGGACGATCCGGCATTTGAATTTCTAGGAAAGGGCACTAAACCGAAAAACGTAGACATTGACGGTAAAACCTACACAGGATACAGACTGAAAACTATTAGACTACGTGGACAAATTTCACAAGGTCTTGCGTTACCGTTACATGTGTTCGAAGATAAGTTCTTAGGTCAATTCAACGATAGAGAGTTTCCATCTGTAGGAACAGACGTTTCTGAAAAACTTGGTGTTGTGAAGTATGAGATACCTCTTCCAGCATGTTTGTCAGGAAAAATCAAAGGTCATTTCCCAGGAGATGTGCCAAAAACTGACGAAGAAAGAATACAGAACATATATGATGATATCAAAAAATCAGATGTTGATGTCTTCTATGTGACTGAGAAGCTTGATGGTACTTCTGCAACGTATTTGAAAATGCCAAACAAAGATAATCCAATCGAGGATGAGTTTTCAGTGTGCTCAAGGAATTGGATGCTTGAAGAGGATGATGATAACACGTATTGGCGAGTTGCTAAAGAGTATGACATTGAGAATAAAGTGCCAGTCGGATACGCTGTTCAAGGCGAAATAGTTGGACCTGGCATTCAAAAGAACCCATTGAAGTTGAGTAAAGTAAGTTTCTATGTGTATAGCGTCTATGACATATACGCTGGACGCTATCTTAACTTTGATGAGTTACGGCAATTTTGCGTTAGTAACAAGTTTGAGATGGTGCCAATTGTAGCAATTCGTTTTGAAATGAATTCAATTGCAACTATCGATTTCTTACTTGAGATGGCTAACAGCAAAAGCTTACTATCACCAGAATGCGACATTGAGGGTCTTGTCTTTAGACCGTATGTCGAAAGTAGACTTATCACAGAAGACAAGGATATGAGATACTCGTTTAAAGTCATCTCTAATGATTACCTATTACGTCATAACATTTGATATAATAGCAATATACATGACAAATGAGTTTTCAAAACGAGATAGGAATCTTATAATTAAGATTGCGAAACAAAGCGAGTCAAACGCAAAAAGAATAAAGCAGCTTGAGAAGGATGCAAGTAAAATGAAAGAAAAGCAACCATCAACAGCGTTTAACTCTTTTGCTGACGATTCGATAACGTTACAGTTTAGAGATGATATCGAAGTAGATGATTTTCAACGTACTGTGATTATCAATTCGTTGCATAGTGTTTTAACTGACATATGCGACTCAAATGGAATAACACGCTTAGATGCGTGCATTACAACTAACTAACAATTAACATGCGATACGCTAAAAAAACTATTGAAGTTGACGGGAGAGTTTACAACAAAGGTGACATACTCCCTTCTGAGATGAGTGACCAAGTTGCAAAAGGCGCTTATGAAGATGCTGACGTTAAAGAAGGAGCAAACAAAGGTAACATGAAACCTACTGAAGAAGTAGAAGGTGATATGGAACCAACTGTAGACGAAGACGTTATTGACAATGAAGTAGATGATGTTGAAGTAGACGAAGAAAAGGAAAAGAAAGAGAAGGAAGAAAAACTAAAAAAGGAAAAAGAAGAGAAAGATAAGAAAGAAAAAGAAGAAAAGGCTAAAAAAGAAAAAGAAGACAAGGAAAAGAAAGATAAGTAACCATGTCTGAAGATTCAATTCAAATAGTTCTTAAACGTCTTAGCGTTCTTGAAAAAGACGTTACAGAAATTAAGAAATTTGTCTATGAGCATTTACCAGAAAAAGTGTGTAGACTTTGCGCTATACGTGATTTTTTTGATAGACAACGTAATAATGCAAAGTCACGTTCTATAAAAATATTACAGTGGCTGAAAGAAAAAACAGAAAAGCTACTACAAGTACGAAAATAAGACCAAAAGTAGTAACGCTTCCAAAAAATGCCAAATGCGCAATATGCGGTTTGAGCAAGCCTCTTGACTTTTCACACGTTGTGCCCCAACGAATAGTATTGCTTTTCGAAGGGGTAGATAAAAGATTCATTGACTATGATGGCGACAACATTATACTTTTGTGTAAAAATCATCATGCATTATATGAAAGGCATGAATTAGAACAGGACGACTTTAGAAAGATATGGCTTGACGTTCATTCTGCAATGCTTTCATTTAGCATACACATAAGTGAGTTGGCTGGAGATGGCAAAAAAATAAATGATGCCATAGATGAACTAAAGAAATTCACTAGCAATCTAGACGTATACAATGACAAATAAGAAAAAACAAAAAACGAAAAGTAAATCTAGAGTGCCAGAAAGAGTTAAGAGCACGCCTCTTGACAATACGTTGGACAAATACAACATTAATGCAGCACAGGAATTGTTTTGCCAGTATTACACCTCGCCTACTGAGTTTTACGGCAGTGGTGTTCACTCTTACATTGCAGCATACGGTTTAGACCCTCATAATCCAAGTAATTACAATACTGCGAAATCCGCAGCATCTGCTTTACTGACAAGACCGAATATCCTAGAACGAATAGACTCACTTCTGTCAGAGCGTGGGTTTAACGATGCAAACGCTGACAAACAATTACTATTCCTTATGCAACAGAATGCAGATTTTAACTCTAAGTTGGGTGCATTGAGGGAATACAATAAACTCAAACAGAGGATTGCTCACAAGATAGACCATAACGTTAATGTTCCAATCGAAGGAATACGAGTAATCCGAGTAGACCCTGACAAAGTTAGGGAATCAAGACGTAGATTAGTAGATAAAAATAAAGAAGATGCCAATCGGGAACGTGATGCCAGCCAAGGAGATGTCAGTCAATAGCGTTGGCAACTATCGCGGAATGACAGATAAGTCATATGCTAAAAAGAAAGACTACTCCATAGAAAAACCAGAACCAGTCAAAGGGACTCGCTTTTTAGATTGGACTGCTACAGACAAACAAATAGAAGCATTAGACTATCTTGAGGATATGGTTACTGACGAGTTAGTTTTTGGAGGCGCTGCAGGAGGCGCTAAGTCTTTTTTAGGATGTGCATGGTTAATATCTAATTGCTACAAATACAAAGAAAGCAGGTGGCTTCTAGGACGTGCTAAACTCAAGCAATTGAAGCAATCAACTCTCTTAACGTTCTTTGATGTGTGCCGCCAATGGGGACTACGAAAGGATTTAGACTACAACTACAACTCACAGGATGGCGTAATAACGTTCTTTCAGACAAAAAGCCAAGTATACCTAAAGGACCTCTTTGCTTATCCAGCAGACCCTGACTTCGACTCACTCGGTTCTACAGAATACACAGGGGCATTTATTGATGAGGCATCGCAAATCACAGGAAAGGCTAAAAACATAGTAAAGTCCCGTCTAAGGTATAAAATCGATGACTATGGTATACTTGGAAAACTCCTTATGACCGCCAACCCGTCTAAGAATTTTTTATACCTTGAGTTCTATAAGCCCTGGAAAGAAAACAAACTCCCGCTAAACAAGGTCTTTTTGCCTTCTAAAGTAGTTGATAATCCCTTTTTGCCTGATTCATATATCGAAAATCTTAAAGGACTTGACCCTATAACGAAAGCCAGACTTCTAAACGGTGACTGGGAATATTCGAACGACCCGGCTGCTTTGATGGAATTTGACACTATCACGAACATCTTTAGCACACTTATAACATATGCCGATGGCACGCGCGAGAAAGACGAAAATGGGCAAGAAGTTCCTGACCCTAGACCGAAATATCTTGTTTGTGACGTAGCTAGATTCGGGGAGGACCTTACGGTGATTACTCGCTGGAAAGGATTAGAATGCGTACAGATTGAAACGTTTAAACGAACATCAACAACGACAGTAGCAGGTTTGCTTCAAGATAGAGCAGAAAAGTACGGGATTCCAGCAGCTAACATACTGGTTGACGAAGATGGAGTAGGTGGAGGAGTTAAAGACCAACTGTACGGGATAAAAGGATTCGTTGCAAACTCAAGACCTAGGCGAAAAGAGAACTATGCTAATTTCAAAGCTCAATGTGCTTATCGTCTTGCTAAACGAATTAACGCTGGAGAGTTAGCTGTCACTATACGAGACCCAGCATTAAGAGAACGCTTAGTTGAAGAGCTTGAGCAAATAAAAGCAAAGGACATAGATAAAGATGGGAAGTTGGCAATCCTTTCGAAGGACAAAGCGAAGGAAGTCTTAGGTAGGTCACCAGACTTAGGCGATTGTTTTATAATGCGAATGGCATTCGAGTTCGCTCCAACTCCTAAACTTACGTGGGTTTAACCATTATCAATAGTGTATAATTGTATATATATGAAAATACTCAAGAATCTTTGGGAAAATCGTGTTGCTATAGTAAAAATGAAGCTCGGATACGGCGGCATTGTTTTCATTACATCGGGAGTTCTTACATTACCAATAGACTTTTCGTATAGACTGGTAATTTTAGGACTTATCTTTATTATGCTTCAACGCACAATCACTGAATAGCAAACATTATGAAAATTGACTTCAATAAACTTTTCACTGGGCAACGAGAAAAATCGTATATTGTTGGAATTGAAGAGCTCGGTAAAATCTTTAGCGGCTCTACAGGTTGGGACAGAGGTGGTCAACTTCAACAGTACAGCAAATCACTATACGTATTTGCAGCAGTGAACAAGATAGCACTCAAAGTAGCAGCTATCGATTTAGAACTATACAAAATTATCAGCAAGGATGGAGAGACAGATGAAATAATGACACATGAAGTGTTAGACCTTTTGACAAAAGTAAATCCATTCCAGACAAGGAGCGAATTTCTACGGACTGCATGGATAAACAAAAAATTGACAGGTGAGGCATTCTGGCTGAAAGTTAGAAATGAAAGTGGCATCGTGTCAGAACTATGGAATTTACGTCCTGACTATATGACAATAGTAGCTGACGCTGAGAACTATATAAGACATTATGAACTAAATAAATCTGACGGGAGCAAAGAGTTGTTTATGCCTGAGGATATCATTTACTTCAAAGACCCTAACCCTACAGATGCATTAAGAGGTATGTCTCCAGTAGCAGTATCATCTCATCGTATCGAAACAGAAGAAGGTGCAACTCGATTTCAAAAAGACTTCTTCAACAATAACGCTAGACCGGATGCATTGTTAATTACTGAAGAATCTTTTGACAATGAACAAAGAACTCAAATGACATCAGCATGGGAAGAACGCCACGGTGGTAGAGATAAAACGAGTAAGATAGGAATCCTTGAAGGTGGAATGAAATACCAACAAGTCTCTATCTCACAAAAGGAAATGGACTTCATTGAATCTCTTAAGTTCACAAGAGACGACATATTAGTTGCGTTTGGTGTTCCTAAGGGTGTTATTACGACAGATGATGTAAATTACGCCAATGCTGAAGCAAGTATGAAGATGTTCCTATCTGAAACAATAAAACCTGAGATGGACCAATTGACAGAAGTATTGAATGAAATGTTAGTGATTCCAGAATTCGGAGAAGAATACATATTAGATAACATTGACCCTACACCTCAAGACAGGCAAGCTCTTAGAGAAGACAGCGTTGCTGCTCATGGCAAATGGATGACAACTAACGAAATACGAGAAGCACATAACTTACCTGAGCTAGAAGGAGGTGACGAAATTGCTAAAGTAACTCCTGCTCAACAACAAATCGATAATCAACCTAACGAAGAAGCTAAGAAGAAACTTAAGAAGGCTGCATTGAAACGATTACGTGGTAGACCTAACTTACGAATGAAGTTCGAAGTTGCAGAGATTATTACGAAAGGTCTAAATAAACCGCTAAAAGTAAAGACTAAAAAAGCTAAGGTTGGCGAAGAAGCCACAGAAATAGAAGATAGATACTTGTCTTTGATGCCAGACGTAGAGATTAGACAAAAGTTTTATGAATACACGAACAAGAAGCTGGACAAAAAATCAAAAGACTTTGAAAACACTTTAGTTAAAGAGTTCGCATATCAGGAAGACAGGATACTAAAAGCATTGAAGAAGTATGATGACGACCAGAAAGGAATATACACTAAGATGTCTCATAGCGACATTGCTAATCTAATGAATGTAAAGAAAGAGACTCGACTATTCTCTGTAATTGCCCTACCGTTTATGCTTAACATGGCAGAAGAAGGTGGTGAGGACGCAGCTAATCTAGTTAATGAAGATTTTGACATGACTGAGGACCTAAAGAGAGCTATAGACAAACGTTCACATTTCTTTGCATCTTCTGTTACTGATACTACATTTAGAAAGCTATCTGACACACTGTCAGCTGGAATAAACGAAGGTGAAGGCATAGCAGCTCTAACAGCAAGAGTTCAAGATGTATACAAAGAGATTCCTGAATGGAGAGCTAATATGATAGCAAGGACTGAAACAACTAACGCAAATAACGAAGGAGCGCTTGAAGCCTTTGAGGTGTCTGAAGTGATTAAGGGAAAAGAATGGATAGCAACAATGGATTTACGAACAAGAGACTCTCATACTGAACTGGATGGTGAGATAGTGTCTGTTCAAGCAACATTCAGTAATGGATTACGTTTTCCAGGAGATATCGGCCCAGCTTCAGAAACAATAAACTGTCGATGTGTAATAGCACCGGCTCTTTACGAAAAAGCGTAAGCTGATATGATATAATTTAGAAAAAGATACACATATCGTAACTGTGTTAGAACGCAACATAACATTTTAA